AATACTTGACGAGGTAGCATTTAAATCGGCAGCTAATGTCGTTACGAAAAAACCCTCTGGTGCATCATAAAGAATTGTCATATTACAAAAATCCCCGCTATTTTGGCGGGTATTGATTAACCTTGTCCCACCAGTATAGCAAATAAACTACTACTTTGACTAGACTTCCGTTGTTGTTAAAACATCAGCTGAGTCGTACTGTCTTCTTGATTTCAATCTAAATACTCCTGAAAAGCTAAATATAGAAAATGTACCAGATGCAGAATTTTGTCTGAAACGGGTTCTGATGTTTCTTTGTTGGCGACCAAAAAGCCTCCAGCGTTTTGATAAAGAGACAGAACTACTAGAAACAAAACTACCTAGCTCACTACCTACTGCTGAAAATCCAACAGCTTCTGCACCCATACCACCAACAGCATTATTTGTAATTGATGCCTCAATGTCTGCTCCAGAATCAAAGAATTGCGTAATTGTTAGATTTCCTTGTAGTTTCCCAATCTCAACATCTTGATCGTAGTATTTTTTAGATCTCTCAGGTTTTCCTTGATCATCTTGATTAGTATCAAAATAAGCGTCTATTGCACCACCGCGATCTGAATATCCTTTGTCTAATTGAACAACCCTACCCTCATCATCTGAGCCATAGAAAGTGTAAGCCTTGCTTAGCTCTTCAACTACTGGTGTACCAGATACAACATCTGTAAAATTTAGATAACAGTTTGCAGCAATACTTGTATTTCTAAACCATGCCCCAAATTTAAAAATAAACTCAGCATTATTAAATGTGGCACCACCCTCAGTAAATGAAAGCCTAAGTCTTCTTTGAAAATCGTAATGAAGCACTGTGTTTGGCAAATTACTTGGTGTAATTTTTTGTAATTCGTTCTCAATTTGATATGAAATATTTTTAACACGTAAAATGTCGGTTGGGAAGTTTGGCTGATTTCCAAGAGTAAACATACCAAAACGAGATAAGAAAACTTGATCATCATCGACAGTAATAGCTGCACGTTTTCCAACACATCCGATAAAGCTGTTAACATTTCTTAATGTAATAATTCCAGTAGAACTAAAATAAACTTTCCAAATAGAAAATTCTTTATAAATAATCACTGATCCATCTCTAGTACGAACAACTTTTTTGATTTCATCACCATCACCCTTTGAAACACTTAAAGCACCGCCTCCCGATCCAGAATCATATTTGTCAAAATTCTGAGCCCCAGGGCCTGAATAGTGAAGAGTTGATCCACTGAAAGCCCAGACTCTAGTACCATCAAAATCACCTTTGAAAGCGATAACACCACCTGTTGAGTTTGTTTCTGGTGGCTCAGTTATTCCATCAGCTTCAATGTCGCCGTAATCAATGTATGAGGTATCAGTTCCGATTAATGTGGTTAAATACGTTTCATCGCCAGACGTACTTGAATAATAAATATTAGTTCCAACAATTGTGCCACCATCATTTGTCCATGATAAAGTTGCTATTTTAGTGGCAGTATCCCAATTTGACCTTAAAATATTAAAGGTTACACTAAATTCACTTGTAGCGACTGTTTCACCGACAGAATTATAGTGAGTTAGTTTATAAAATGCAGTAAATTGTCCGTCTGCCAATCCAGCTCCTCGAGCAGCACTTGGTGATGTTGGAGGACCAATTGCAACGTATGTAGTAATTGGCGTAGCATCGTCTTTATTATATTTGGTAAGGTTATCAGTCCCATTAAAAATGAATAAATCATCATTTGCCAAAATATAATCAGTGTTTAAGTCTGATGTATAGGTTTTTCCAGTAATATCATCAAAATCGCCAGTTGCTGTATTATAAACTTGAAGAGTTGTGCCAGAAGATCTGATGATCTTTTTAACACCATCAGAATGTGAATACATTGCCAGTCCCCTAGTTCGTGAGTCTTTGGCATTTCCAAGATATTGAGTACCTAGACGCTTTTCGATAGAGTCAACTTTAATTTCCACGTTTTGAGCATCAGACATCTCATCACGCTTAATTTTATTTTTAGCCTGAGTAGTATTAAGACCTTTTAGCCAAGATGTGTATCTGTACTCTGGATCTTCTGCTGGTACGCTTCGTTTGCTTAATATAGGCATATTTCATTATCTACTGATTACAGCTTGTTCTTCTGGATCTCTAGATCTTCTCGCTACTCCCCAATTTCTACGCATATCATTTTCTTTTCTCATAATTTTGAGATAATTCTCATATAATTCAAGGTAGTCATTGGCTTCAACAGCTTCTCTACCTCCCTGAGACTTCAAATGGTTTCCAGCGGCCAATAGACTAACTGCTTCTAAATATTGAGCTGGCAATCTTGGAATATCTCCTAGAGCATCAAGAGTTGTTGGGGCTTTATAAAAATAATGTGTAATTGTTAAACCAGCGGCCATTGAGCTGGTCAAAAACGTCATATTTCCTCCATAAATGTAGGCTCTTTTTTTAGTTTTGAATTGTGGCAGTTGAACCACTCCGCTAGAATTTTGATATTGTTGTAAATCACTAAATGGGACCATCACATACCAATTGTCGCCAATTTTAACTGGATTATCTGGATGTGGCACTCTATATCCAGTTGGCAAAGCGTATGTATATGTGCTTAGAGTGGTTGTTTGAGTTGCGTCACTAACTTCATCGAACCACCATAAATCCTCACCATGAACTTGGTTTAAAGCATTATTAGTTTTTCGTTTTCTATTATCGTCGGTATTTTGAGATGTCTCACCAATTTTTTCCGCAAAATCAGTAAGTAAGTCTCCAAATGTCAAAATTTCAACTGCTGCCATAATTTGTCTCCATTAATCTTCTTCTTTTTCTTCGTCATCATTTTCCTCTGGTTTTTCTTCTGGTTGGGATGGCAAAGTTATATTAATTTCAATAGTCTGGCCAACATATTTCTTGCCTTTTTGTCTTAGTTTGTCAGCTAGTTTTTTAAAATTACTATTTTCCATTTTTACTCCAAAACTACAGTAAGTTTAGAGGCACCAGCGGTTACTATTGTTAAACCAGTTCCAAAATCAATATCCAATTCGTATGATCCCTCAACAATACTAGCCTTTAAAAGTGCTAAGACTGTCCCTGATCCAGCCGTATTATCATAAACAGTAATTGCTCCAGCCGCTGTTTCTGTAACAACAATTCTTTTAAGTCTTCCTTTACCAGTTTTAACCACAGTAGTGGTGTTGGTTGAGATATAAACACTATTACCCATAAATCCTCCTTTATATAATAAAAACGACCCGCTATTAGGCGAGTCGTTGATTAGACTACATTTTAAGTATATCAGTATTTTAGCTAAGCCTCAATGATCTTTCGTAAGGCCTCAGCAGCCATCTTGGTCTTTTCTTCGATAGCAATTTTTGTTTGACGAGCTTGAACATTGGCCAAAGCCTTTGCCTCATCATCATTTACTTCGAAAATAAAACCATCAGCTTTGAGTCTTTTTTTCATTTTATCTCTCCAAAGATCTGAAAACTCATTTTCTGACATTTGAAGTTTTTTATGCTTTCCACGTCTGATAGCACCTCTCAATGAAAACTCAATTTTATCCTCAGCTTCTTTTCTCAAGGCTTGGTTTACAATAATTGCATACTCTTGAGCATACTCTTCTGTAAATTTTTTACCAAGACGGTTTTTAGCTTGATCCATAACAGCATCAAACTTTTCTTTGTAAATGCCTGGTCTTTCAGTTGGTTGTGTAACTCCTGGCATAGATTATTTCTCCTTTGTCACTTCTGGTTTACTAATTTCCTCAGTTTCTGCTTCGTTAGATCCGCCAAGTTCTGGTGAAACTTCCCCTGAATCTTCTGTGCTGAGATCTGCTTCATCGCTTGTTTCCTCGCTCTCAGTTTCAACTTCGCTAGCTTCTTCGTCGATGGTTTTGTCTGTTGGTTCGTCATCTTCAATTTCCTCTCCGAGTTCTACCTCTTCTAATGATGCCTCGACAGTTTCAGTATTTATTGGGGATGCTTCTGCTCTACGAATAGCCTCAACTAAATCTTGTTTTTTACCACCAGCTTTAACTCCGAGCTCTTTTGCTCTTCTGTTAAGATCGGTCATTTTGCTCTTCATTGAAAATTCACTCTCAATAATTTCTGGTTCAGCAGTTACTTCCACTTGAGGTACAACAGCTTCAACATCCATTGCTGGAAGTCCAAGCAACGATCTGATCTCAAGATCCTTTTGTGGGAACCATCGACCTTTTTCTACTAACTGTAACTTGAGAGAGTTATATTTCTCTCTTGGTGTGCCTGGTTTATCTGGCATTTTATTCCTTTCGCTATATTTGTACATTATGATTTTTAATACTTTGTAATTTTTCCAATGCTCTTTCACGTTTTAATTTATCATTAGCTTCCTTGTCTGCATTTGCTCTGGCCTTTTTCTTAGCGTTGTATTTCATTATGTTGGCAATCTCAGTATCGGTCATTGGATTAGCTATAGCATTTTTGATTGCGTCTTCGAGGGCTTTCTTTTTTTTATTTTTAATAGCAATCTTATTTCTTCTAACTTGTTCTGTTGTAAGGTATTCAGGTATTATTTCTATATTTATCTTACCATTTTTTATAGCATCTCTGAAAGCCATTAAAAACCACAGCTCAATTTCTTCATATTTAGAATGGAATGGTACCTCAATTATTTCAGTACCATCAAACAAAATATGTATGCTCTCATTTCCATCCATCTTCATCTTAGCAACTGCAACATCTGCATCTGGTATAAAAATCTCTGACGATGTTCTAAGTTGAAAACGTAAAGAAATAGCAGTTGGAAAATGACCATCAATTATCTGCTGAATTGCCTCTTTAAAACTAAAATATAAGTTACTCATATTAATATCCGAAAAATAATACTTTTGGTACTCTGTGAAACTTAACACCTTTTGCGATAAGGTCTTCAACGTAATGCCAGTCTGCCCCTCTATCTCGATATGGGTAGGAATAGCGGATAGCCACATTTCTTGTAATCAACATAGATCCATTGGTTATGTAGCTACGAGCTAGTTTTGACTCAGTAATAAATCCATCTCTGTCACCGAGTCCAAAATCACAATAAGTAACGTCAGCACCACTTTTTACTGCTTCTTTTAGCATTATGTCAACAAAAACATGAGAATATTGATCATCATCATTAACTGTCACAATATAATCAACATCGCAGTTTTTAAGGGCAATGGCTCTCTTCTCATGGCCAAAATCATTCATGTCTGGTTGTGGAAAAACTTGATAATTTTCTTTGAGTTTATCGAGTTGGTCCTGTGTATAACCAGAGGCATAAATCTTGATAACTATATTACCAAACGTCTGATTTTCAATATCATAAAGCAAATTATATAACTGCTTTTCTCTGTTATGCGTAATTATTGCTATTTCAACTTTCACTTCATCCTTTTTTTAATTTCTGTGGTGCTAATGCCTTTAAAATATGGCAAATAAACGAGTAAAATACCATGATCATCAAGCCATTCTTGAGTAAAATCCATTTGTTTATAATAGTTTTTCTTTGCCCAATCATCACCAATTGCAATAATATCAGGGTTATAGATTTTAATTGCCAATTTAGAATCGGCGTCACCAACATTTTTGACAACCATATCGACTAAATCACAGTGTTCTAAAATAGCCTTTCGTTCTTCATAGCTCATTATTGGAGCTTTTCCCTTGTATTTTTCAATAAACTCATCTGAATTAAGTGAAACAATTACTTCGCCACCATCTGATAGAGCCCTACATTGTTTTAGAAAGTTGATATGTCCTATGTGAAACAAATCAAAACGTACCGCCAGTAAAAATAACTGACATAAAACCCCCTTTCTACTACGTCACGTGTTTCCACGATCGGTAATTAACTATTTGATAAACGGTGTTTATAGAGATATTATACTTTTTTGACAATTTCTTTGCACTAACTTCAGATTGCCAATCACCTCTTAAGTTTCTAATAAAATCCTCAGTCATAACCGCATGAGGATTATCTTCTCCTCTAAGGATTGGTGGGTTGTTTCTAGGTGGATCAGTTTTAGTACCAGCAATTATGGAGTCCCGTATATTTTCCTTTTGTGTTCCCCAATAAAGATGAGTAGGATTACAACACGCTGGATTATTGCATTTATGATTAGCCTGCAAATCATCTTTTATCCCTCCTGAATAAAACATAAGAGCAAGACGATGTGATGAGTATGTTTTTCCATTTATTCTAAAAGATCCATATCCAAAATTATGACTCGTATTTGCTTTCCAATACCAACAGGATTCATTAGAATTTGTTACATTTATTTTTGACCAAAATCTTATTTCATCCATTTTAGAGTATTTCATATAGCCATTATATCATAGATCGAAACGTTCCTCCAATATAAATTCTCATAGTTTTTTAATATTCTTGCTATTTTCTAATTCTTTTTTATTAAACCAGTTGACTGCTTGAACACTGCCATATTTATCAACCAACTCATCAGATGATTGAATACAAACAGCGTTTCCTATTATTGCTAAAACTGTCCACTGAGCGTCAATGGTTGTTGGTTGTAGTATGTCTCCGACTTCGATTATCATCTGAACTCCTTTAATAATTTAATATCACTAACCCTGCCATCAAAACCACCCTCAGCCCTTTTACTATAAAGAGCTTTATCGTCCAAATTTACATCCCTTTTCATTTTGAAATCTACCTCAATAACAACTGACTCTGGATCGTAGTAAAGTACACCCATTTGTTTGGCAATTTGTCCAAGTTCGGTATCAACATAATGTGATTTGTATTCTGGACAAAACGGCACCAAATTGCCATTAATATCTCTATAATCAACTTTATCAATAAATTGTTGACTCATCAATCCAAATGATGGTAGTGATCCATTCCACTTACCATCATTAAAAATAAACATTCCTTTGTGTTTTCCATCCATTTCTTTAAGGGCATACAAAAGCCAGTTTCTGCCGGCGTAAGCATCTTGAGCAACATACATATAATATTTATAACCAGGGTTTTCTAAATAAGTTTGATTAAATGTTTTAATAAATCCTTTTCGTTCGTGATCCATTGCAATAATTACGTCGCAAGGTGCACCAGCTCTATATCTTAAAACTTCTGCTGCTTTTTTTGCCATTTCTTCATCAATGGTTGGCATGATCACCAAGACTTCTTTACTTGGAACCGAAACAGGTGCAAGCGTATTTTTTGGTGCTAGTGGGTTTTCGTGAATTATTGGGGCACCGACTCTTTTCAATTCAAAATCATCAACCTCACCAGCTAAAATTCTTTCATTATGAACTCTGAGCCAATCGGATTCAGTTGCTATGTGTTCTCCAATGTGTCCTGGCTTCACATCGCTATGAATCATTATTTTATACCCCGTCTCTTGGGCTTCTCTGCAAAACAAAATATCGTGGGTAATTCCAGAGCCATCAACCATGTAAAAATCGTCACTATAACGTATCCACTTTCCTTGACCAACTAATGTCCTATGTACTCGCATATTTACCATCATGCCACCAAATCCAAGAGCATCTATTTCGGCAATTTTACCCTCAATTTTTCTAGGATCAATTGCTTTATATTTCCCAGGGATTGAGCCACGAACATAACCAACTGGTTCGTAGGGTGGTGCCTTTTTAAAGTAGAGACAACCCATTATGTCAAATGGTGCCTGATCTAAATATTTACTGATAATGTCCTCTGGGTAAATCATGTCAGCGTCTAACCACAGAATATAATCAAAAAACATAGGATTAATAGCTTCATACTCTAGAAATTTTTTTAAAATGATATTTCGGTTTCGATCTGTTCGAACACCTTGTTGATATTTGAGGAAAACATTTATGCCCCTACTTTTGGCATGAGAGATTATTGCTGGTAAATTATCCAAAGCAAATGTTGGGTTGATTGTATCTGGTGATGGGATGCCAATGGCAACGTTGATTGATTGCATATTCTTAACTATAACACATGGTGAGTAGGTTGCAATGTAACAAAAAGAGGGCCCGTAAAGACCCTCTCTTGAATAACTAAATTTAGATTACAAACATCTAATTTCAGCTACGACACGTGAAGTTGTAGTCGCACCATCTGCTGCTAATGCGTAACCAAAGACCTGAGCCTCTGTATTAACGGCAGTAGAGCCAGATTCGACAGAATCAGCTTGTCCGTCCGCCGTAGCGTGAGGAACCAAGGCTTGACCCGCAGTTACGCTACCATCTGTAATGACATCAACGTTACGACCATGGACTTGAATCCAGCCATAATACGCATCAGTGATTGCTCCAATAGCGACACCTGCAACTACCCGCCCGATGGATGCACCACCTGCACGATCATTCGTAACTTCATAACCAGAAGTGTCGGAATATTCAACTACTTGGCCAATTGCTAATGCGGCGTCTTCAGCACGAACGTACTTATAGACTTTTGCACCCTCAAAGCGGAGTCTTCCGAGCTCTTCTTTGGCGGTTGCGTCATTAGCGGTCAGCTTTGTAGCTGGTAATTGTTTTGACATATTTGCCCTTTCGTCGTGAATAATAAGAAGTCACGCCCTCCTACTCTATCGAGTAGTGCTTACTAAAAAGTAAGTTCTTTAAATTTAACGTAGACATAAGCATCTAGTGTTGCGTCAGTAGCATTGAGCGTACCAACCACATAAGATCCTTTTTCTACAGTAGTTTTTACTTCTGAGATCACTGCTTGACCAGAAGTCAAAGTCTCACCATTCATTAATTCGTTATTTGCATTGGTACCTGTTGCTGTAGATGAAACACCTGCATAGATACTTTTACTAGCGGCTGCTGTCGTAACATTAACCACAATTTCCTCAATAAGAATGTCGTGAGCTGTTGGGTTTTTAAAAGCGAAAGCTCCAGTTGTTGATGAAAGCACCTTTACAGGTTCGCTCCATTTTCCAGCTTCTGGATCTATATTTTTTGATCTGATCATTTTGTCCTTTCAATAGTTTACCCTCTTTTAGAGATACTAAGACAATATTTTTATTATTCCCTTACGGGTGGGGTGATTAACGGCTCACCCCTAAAAGCCTTTAATTACTTAGTCAGTTAAGCCAGTATCTTTTGCTTGTCTTGCACAGTTTTTGGTGACAACGTTGCCCATCCAAAGAATCTGTTTGACGAAAGCATCTTGATCTGTTGGCCTCATTTCTTCGGTAACAGTGAACTTTGCATCCTTGTGGACACGAATACCCAAGTATTTAAGATTCAAGTAGTACATGACGCCAGCATTACACTGTTCATCGTAAACTATTTGAGCACCTTTGAACTTGAGGTTTTCAAATCCAGCATCTCCGAGTTTATTGTCGGAATAACGCATATCAGGTTGTAACTTAGCTTCGTAGGCTTCGTATTCATCCTGATCGGTCACGATCAATTCTGGGTGGTCTTTACCATATCCCTTTGATGCGTTGTTGTAGGAAGTACGCATTTGTGCAATGGTCAAAGGACCAGTGACTGCGGTTTCCTGAGCACCCCACCAACTATTGTCGGTACGATTGATATTGCCGTAAGTTCCAGCTGAGTCAACAGCTAAAACTAAACCAGTAAGATCTTTAGAACTGTTACCAGTTCCATCAGTAAACAAGTCTCCGTTCATGGATTCAATCAAGGACATTTCTGCCTGCATGATTTTACCCTCGATAAGATTCAAGATTGCTGTCTCTCCACTGTTTTGGCGTTTTTCTTTACCACTAATTGATACTGATACTGAGTATTGTTTCCAATCGAACTCAGCATTTGTCATGCCCTCTTGTGGATCGGTGTCTAAGACATCATATCCATCGTAAGATCCAGCAGTACTGTTTGTTGCATATAGCAACGGCTCAACGATCTGTTTACCTCCATCTAACTCTTTGTAAGATGAACCGCCAGCTTTTCTCATGTTCTCACTACCTGCGAGCAGGAAGAAGAGAGCATTTGATTGAAAGATATTATCTTCCAAGTTGGTGCTTGCATACTTAACTAGAGTAGTTGTGGCTAGAGTGTTGAAATTTGCATTTCCATCTGTCATTTCTATTTTCCTTATAGATAACTACTTTTTATACCATTCCTAGTTCGGCTTTGGCTGCATTAAAGGCATCTCTAACGTTTTTAATCTCAACGCTAGGTCTTGTCCCAGATGGGGAGCTACCTGACTCAAGACTGCCATTTCTGGCTAATTCTAAATCAGCTTTTCGTTTCTCCTCGGACTTTGCCAGAGCTTTATTTTCAGCATTTTTCATAATGTTTTTTACCTGTTCAATTGCTTTCCCAGGTTCAACACCTTGTTCAATCTTTGTTGCTATAAATTCAACCGCATCTGGGTTTTCATTAAGCCAAGGGTTACTTGTTAAGATTGATTGAGCCTGCTCGCTCAAAGCTCTATCTGTCGCATTTGCCATGTTAGTAACATGACTTTGTACCTCATATTGCCTTTCGGCTGGTATATCGTTCAAGCCTATTTGTCCGCTTTGCCACAAAGATGCTAGATCTTTTGTTTCGAGACGGGTTAGGTCTGGTTTTCCAGTCGTTTCATCGACTGAATTAATATACTTTTGTGCAGCATCCCATGCTAGGGCCTTTTGTTGCAGATCTGGAAGTGTTGAGGATATTTCCTTATACTTCAAGGCTGCATCTTGAACCTGTTTATAGTTCCCTAGCTTACTTTCGAGTTCGGTGTAAGACTTGAGTAATTGCTCACTTGCTGTCTCAGGTGCCCAACCTTTTTTAGTCGCTAGATCTAATAACGGGTTGACGGGTGTTGCTCCTCCGTCTTTACCTTGTCCATCTTTGGGTGCGTCACCACCTGTATTAGCTGGTGCTCCTGTTGGAGCGATTGCTCCTCCATCGGCTGGTGCTTCTACTGGTGTTGATTGACCCTCAACGGGGGTTTCATCAGTCATTGACATGATGTTCCTTTCAGGGCTCTTTTCAGAGTTATCCTAGTTAACTTTTAATGTCAAGCCAAGCGTTTGCCTGGTTTATTTCCTGACTTTCGCTCAAATATGCCGTCCTCTGTTTGGATGTGCATATTGGCCCGAAAACCAACAAATATGAATGGGCACCGATTACATTCATGTTGTTTGTTAAAGTAGTGATTTTTACAAATCGGTATTGTTTTTAATCTGGTGTACATCACTCTGCCACCATCGGCAGGGTCTGTTGTCCACTGATCTAAGGGCACACTGTGCTCTTCTTTTACGCCATCCTCATTATTTATTTTGACTTTGATTTCTGGCATAAAAAAACTCACCCTTTTGAGGCGAGTTAGATTGATTACTACTCACTAAGTATTCAGTATATACGTTTCTTCAACAGTCTGCAACTACACGACCCTACTAGCACCAGCAGTTACCGCGCCATTAGCTTGTCCATTGGTTGGGGCAGATAGATTACTGCCTCCAGTACCACCCCCAGGTGCTGGTTGTTGCATTTGTGGTGGTTGATCTGAATTTATTAATCTGTCGGTTTCTGTTTCACCATTAATATTAAACCAATTTCTCCACAATTCAGGCCTGTTGATTGACGGATCATTGACTGATTTGTCCAAAGCATCCAAATATTGTTTCGATCTGACTGCTCTGTTATTTCTGTTACTAGATTGACTGACAATATAAAGTTCGAACTCTCCCTTGATACCCTCACGTGTGTATTTAGTGTGTACAGATCTACCATCATCTGAAATTTCAAAGTTATTATACTCATCTGCTGGTGGTTCGATCATCTTTTCGATAGTAGGTTGACCCATTGGTGGCGTCATCTGTGGATTTGCTGCTGCATCAGGTGTTAAGGCTGAATCAGTAGGTGGGGCAACTGGTGTTGGCTGTCTAACTAACATTGTGCCATCAGGAGTTGGTTTTAAAGTACCCTGTTGAATTTCAGATTGTTGCATTTGAAATCGTTGATTTTCAATCTCAAATATTTTCTTTTTCTCTTTGATTAATCTAATAACATCAGGACCAATGACCCTAATATTTGTAGCTTCTTCCGAAGAAAATTGTTGTTCTAATTGTAGCAACATCGTCTCCAATTCTTCCTGTGCTCTCTCGAGTAGTCTGACCATTCTTGAAATTTTGACATCAGAACCCTCAGCAGCTAATTGCTGACCAGTTGCAGTTCCTACTTGTTTAAGTGCAGTTTGTCCATAAGTAATGCCTGTTAGAAACTGGAATAATTCCTCGGTAGCAGTAGCTTTTTGAAAGATCTCACCCTGAATAGCCGGAGGTGATAATGGTCTGAAAGCATTTGGTTCGCTTTCCTCAACCATCATTCCTGACTCTGGATTAAACAACGCAGCTTCATCAACTTTTGTGCCTGTTTTCTTTGCCCATTTAGGATTAACCATACGTCTGATGTATGTTCTAATTCTATTCATGTGCTCGTTATATTCTTGATCTAAATCTAGAACTGCATCAAGCACACCAATGCCCCTTGCTTGGAAGAAACGCCTGTGATTAAGCAAATAAATGTATGGCTTCTTTTTGTGAGCGTAGGTGATTTGTCTCTTTTTTACAATTTGTGAATTAGTAAATAAAACCTCAACGTTCTTCTCCATTTTGATTTTAACATTGCCATCTTTATCAAGTGATGGCTTCCCTTTTTCATCCATAACATCAATTTGCCAATCGCCATAATATGCGTACAGTCTAACTCTATCAAAATCATCAGTTTGCTTAGTATAATCTTTAGATTGCTTACTTGCTTTTTCATCAATATCATCATGTATAGAAATTTTCTCTCGCTCTTTACTAGAAATTTTAATGTCATACCTAGCCTCTAGGTAATCTGGTGTTTTGACCATCTCTTCGATAACGTATGGACACTCATCACCCAAAATTGGACCCTGATAACGAGTTTCTGGGCTTACCCAAATTCTACGAGGATCAACATTGACAACAAATGACTCGTTTTTAGTAACAACTTCTCTTTCATTTTTGAGTGTTTTACTTCCAGTCTCTAGTGTAACCTTTTTTTCATCAACAACTTTTTGTATTTCTGTTTTTCTACCGACTTTATAAACTGCCTTACCCGTGGTAATAAATGATTGGATAAATTCGTACTTTAAATCATCTAGTTTGACAACTTTACGCTTAACATAGTCAAGTACGCCTCTCCAATAAAGAGTTTTAACGTGGTCGTTGCGATCTTCTGAAACAATGACTGTTTGTGGAGGGGCAGAACTTAAAACTGATTGATAGTTATCATAAGCACCCCATACAAGAGGATATTTAATTTGCCTAGATACTGAGTTACCATCACCATCAGCAACATCTCTCATTAACTCAACAGCCTTAATGACTTTTTTCCACATATCACGATCAGATTTTTCGAACTCTTGAGCAACACTAAGTCTGCCTATTAGTTTTTGATGTTCTTTATTTTGAGCATCCTCTCTACTTGGGGCTTCTGTCTTAATTTTACCTGTAAATTTTGATGCTTGTGGACCTAGTTTATTGTTTTTTGCCATAGATATAAAAATAGCCAGCTGTTGACTGGCGTGATTGATTACTCGCTACAATTAAATAATAACATAATTAGTCACCCTTTGTCATCTCAGCTGTAAATTTCACCATATCAAACCCAGGTTTTATATACAAACCATTCTTGTCTTTGATCTTACCCTTAACAAAATGTATCTCAACACTACCATTGCCACCAAATTTTTGTATTGCAATAATTGCTCTATAAATCATAAATAAATCAGGGTTTAGTCTGCTCAATAATTGCTTTTCGTTTTCAGTTGCGTTCATAGGTTATAACCTTATAATACATCAGCTTGTGCAGAAAGTCTCTTGTTTCGCATTTTCTTCAGGTGTTGTTCAAATGTTCCCTCAGTTTCAGCAGGTGTTTTTGGCTTAGCTTTAGCAGGTGCAAATGGCCTACTCATAAAGTGGTAGCGATCCATGTCATAACAATTTGAAACTACCACACCATTTTCTAGTGCAAATACATGTGTCTCATCTGCCACCAAACAATATACATCGCTAACTTGCTTTTTCTTTACACTACGCACGCCTAAGGGAAGCACCACATAACCTCGAGCAAGTGGCCGAACTATCATACTTACTAGTTGAAAATATCTTTTTACAGATTGGACAATTCTTTTCAATATCGTCGATGCCAGAGTCCCTACGCCACTTAGCTTTACATGCAGGTTTGCAAAACCTACTGTTAATCTGAGTAGAATGAAAAGAAGCGTTGCACTGCTCACAGACAAAATACCTCTCAATATGAAGCTTATGCTTGAAGTCCTCGTATTGCTTTTTATGCCACTCTCTGCCTGCTGCTGATCCATGCCACTTTCTTGCTCCCTCGTGCATTGCTTCAATCCACTTAGAGTGATCTGCTTGTTTGGCATGTTCTGATAAGTGCTTACCCATTGGCACGCAAGCCAGATTCTTAATGTTGTTGTTCGATCTACTGCGGTCTTTATGATGAATATGCCAGCCCCCCTCAATCTCCGAAAAATTGTATTCCCATACAATCCTGTGTAGGAGCTTTCCACCTCTGACTTTTTTTGTGTGTCTTGAAAAATACTTTCCACACAGGTAATAGCGTTCTCCCAAAAACTCTTGGCAAGTTTCCGATATGATAGTAGGCGATAACAACTTTTTTCTAGTATATGTTGCGCCTCCACCATTTCCCCCGTCATTGTTCGTATTTTGTGGTCTGGTGTGCATGATAGACTGGTCCCGTTAGTAAATACAATTTCCAGCACTGGTTGTTGTTTCCTAGTCTTACGCACAGTATGGTATCTAACCCACCTACCACCGGTTGTAAGCACATCTCCTCGTGTCCCAACCAGATTACCAATTGATTGTACGCCATTTCTCGTAGTAATATTAGTATCGAATAGCAAACAGTGATCCTCAAGATCGGTGTCAACATCTTCTGTTTTTACTTCATCATAAGCAAGTGCTGGATAGGTTCGAATATGATTGTGACAGGTTTTAAAAACTTGAAACCAAGGCTTTCCATCTGGTGCTCTACTAAGCACGGCTCTAACTCTCTCTAAACCATTGGCTCTATCATTTTGACCACGCTTCATTGTAATGCCATCGAGTTTTTTGCCAGTATCTGGGTCAGTGTGATCCTCAGCCATTTCCTCAGCAATTGATGGGCCTCTATTGTGAGTTTTTGGCGAAAACATAGCAGGGTCAGCAGTGCAATAAACAATGTCTTCGTAAGCCTCATTCATCACACGCCTCATGTAGATAGCAATGTTCTCATCACTAAACTCTAATTTAGTACGTGCTAGGAAGTCATCAGCGGCTGCAATTTCACCCTGAACACCAAAATATGACTCTCTATACTTATAAGTTCTTCCATCGTAATCTTCGGCATACCAAGCGATTGAGAGAGGGTTATTTGATCCCCAGTCAATGGCTGCATAACGTTTCCAATCCTTTGGTATTTTAAATGGCTCAATGATATGATCTTCACACCAATTATTAAACACCTGACCAGCAATAATATCCCACGATCCCTCACGCCATGCTTTGCGTAGATTTTCTGGTAGTGAGTCAAGAAATTTGATGTACCCAGGGTCGATTAGATTCAAAATAGGATTGTCTTCAATATTTCCAGCAATAAAAATACGAGATCGACCACTGATCGGGTCATAGTATGTTTTTCCTTTAGCCGGTAACACAAATCTATTCTTAACCCATAAATGACCGATGCTTCCTGGGTTAGTTGTGGCAAATATTCGAGCAGGTAAATCAGGGATTGTTGTACGACAAGCAGATATTAACTGCATATAGCTTTTTTCAGTAGCAATTAGTGTCAATTCTTCGATCAACATTCGCTGATACTCATGGCCTAGATATTTAGTGTAAGCCTCTTTGTCCTTTAAATGTCCAGTATAGAAAATTGCACCACTTGGAAAGTGAAACTGTGCGGGATTGCCCTTAACTTTAACACCAAGATGAGCATACATTCTTTTTGCACGATCAATCCAGTCAGTTAAATCAGTAGAATTTTTCCGAATAATTAAAGCACGTAGTAATGGGTGTTTATGATCTCGAAGTAACCAAACAATACCAGCGTCAGTTTTACCAGGACCTCTTGCACCGCCATAAAGCGTTTCATATTCTTGTCTAGTTAAAGCGACAGATTGTGGATTTAATCTATGCTCAGCAATATGCTTATCTGTTGGAGGCAGTGGTTTCCACTTTACACCCTGATCCTCTTCCAAAGAATCTTGCACACTCAGGGAATATCTTTTGCTCAGTTCTTCTTCGTATGTCGCTTTTGTTTTAAGCGGCTGAACTGTTAGGGTCAGGTTGTTCATCTTCTGGTGGGTCCAATTCTGCTAATGGAGGCATGATAATAACACCCTCGTTTTTGATTGGTCCTCCATCAGCTCCAGTGTGCTCAGTTCTGTTGACAGGTACCTCGGAATGATTGGCTTGTAGTAAAAATACCTCCATCTTTGGGCTACCTTTCACTCTCAAAATGCCATGTTTCTTGAGTAAAACCTTTTGCATTGTCCTCGCACGTGTATACGCTCTGAAAAACTCAGGGTATTTGTGTTGTCCCCGCTTCTCTTCTTCTTCATAATCTTCTGGATATTTTGCATTGGCCCAATTAGCTATGGTATCCTCATCCACATCAATCAGTAATGCTATTTCTTCTAAAAATGGAATGTCATTATCATCGACGCAGCTTTGTAGATATTTGTCCACTTGGCTTTGGATTTCTTCGCTGTATTTCGTTGGGCGTCCCATTGTCATTTTGTATTACCTTTACTATTTTCCCTTTAGCTCCATAAACTCTCTTGACAGTCCCATCGTTATTATCACTATCGGTCTGAGTGGTTACAGTAAGCTCGACTATAGCTACTATATCATCTCCGACCCCCAGTGGTACATCCACAGGTATGTATGCTCTCGAGATTGAGACGATGTGTTCACTTACTTTCATTCAATTATGCTCACCCTACTTGCCAAAATTAATTTTTCTTGATTTTCTAGTTTTCTTTTTAGAATGTGCTTATGGATTCGGCGTTGCTCTTCTTCAACAGTTCTGACAATGCCCATGATTAGATCGCTGTCGCTAAAATAACTCAACCTGACAACTTCACCTTGCTTTACGTCTCGGTTTAATTTACCGATAACTTGATCTGCGGCCATAGTCTCATCCTCACTTCCTTAATTGCTCCAACTTCTATTACGTGTGGGGCAGTAGCAATAATTTCACCCCTAGGGATTCTTTGATCTCTAACAACTTTTACGCCATATTTTTGAAGACCAAAATAACCTTGACAGAAATCATCAAAACACCTACGCATCAAAGCATCAACCTCGGTATAATCAAGTGGGTTACAAAAAATGGTGTCTTCTCGATACTCAATCATTTTTCCTTTGATATTATTTCCCAAATTTCATCTTCATAGTTAAGGGCGTTCATCATTGACAAAATAAGCTCAGTATATTTATGATTAGCAATCAAAAGATATTGTTGGTCACTTGGCTTATCTTCTATTGACTGAATAAACCTTAAACATTGCCACTCTATCTCTGCAAATCGCATTTCTAATTCGAACTCTGTTTGTAAGTCTTTTTGATCTGTCATATTAATATTTCAATATAATAATCATACCACCTACTAACGTTGTAATGCTAGTAATGTATTATATTATTCTTCGTTTTTCTCTTGTTTTTGCCACCACTTACGGTGTCCATTTGGTCTTTCATCGTTGGCTTCCGATCTAATTTTATGACTTCTATAGTTTTTCATATCTTCTTTACTCATTCCAGTATTCCAAGGCTTAAAACCTTTTTTGAATGTCCACGGTCTTTTAGCAGTAGCTATTCTCATTTTCTCTTTAGTTTCTTCTGATTTTTTATGACCGAGTGGATTGTGCAATCTTGAGTGTTCTGCTTTAGTCAATAACATTAAATTTTCTATTCTATTATCATCTTTAATTTTATTTTTATGATGTACTTCTTCATTTTTATTTATCAATCTTCCAATTTTTTTCATCATAACTAAATGATGCTCTCTAATATAGCCCTGAGAGTCAGTTCCAGGCTCTCCCTTACCTAGTTTTATTTGGACATATCCTTTTCTGATAATTCTTCCACCCTTCCAAAACGGGTTATTAGAAAACCTTTGACTAGTTTTAAGACTTTCCCAATGGCATGGGTTAGAACAGAAAGATTTTTTATATCTAAAAGCAGAATATTTTTTTTCCCAATATTCAACTTCACAGCTATCACAGGTTTTTTTAACGAATGAATTATCTTTTGGATCTGTAAGTGTTTTTTTAATCATAATCATTATTATACTAACAACAAAGACATAAAGCAAGAACATTTAATCTTCATCTGTTAATTTTGTTTTCTTCTCTCGCTTCTTCCACCACTTATTATGATTGGGTTGATGGTACTTACTACGTTCAGAATGATCTTTTTTGTTATAGCTTTCAGTTTCTTCCCTATTTGTATAAACCCTGAAATCTTCACTTTCTTTTTGAGGTGGTTGCCATTTTCTACGCTCTTGCATATGTTAAGTGTTTACACGTACTTAACGTGTTGTTTAAATTAATATTACATTAAATATTTTCTGTTTACATTCACACTAGACTTGTAAACTTAAATACTCTTTTCGTTTCCATTTTAACCATTCCTGCTAGTAGGTAAATCATTTAATAAAGTCCCCAAACAATTATTTCCAGAAATGGACTATCTGAAATATAATATTTAGTATCTTCTTCAGTGAAAATCTCAAAGTCTGGTGTGTATTCTTTCATAATTTACTCCTCATTTTTATTTAATAATTCCCTAAAAGCAGGATACCAAGTCGTGACTCTTGATACGACTCAAAATCGTGGATAGAAGAATATCGGGTGCTTCTAGACCCACTAGGTATCTGAGCTTAGACCGAAGTCATTTGCTTTCATTTGAGTACCCAGTCGTTTAATCCATCCTGCTTTTAGTTAACTATTACAATTACTTTACAATTAATATTTAAAGTTTACATTAAATCTTGTACCTTATCTTTAAC